TCCATCACGTAGACATCACCCAAGGCGAGTGGCTAGTGCTCGCCGCAGCGAACTACATGCTCACCGAGATGCACGAGTGGATCAAATCCCAAGGGCTGCTCTTCGAGCGTCACGGACAACGGAGCATCCCCGAGTCCGTCCTCCATGCCGTCACCGGCTGGGAGCGCCTGCGCAAGGGCGGTGAAATCCCCTTTGAGACAGTCAAAACCATCTACAAGTTCCTCGATCCCAGCGCCGTCAAGCGTGGCCACAAGGGGCTGAAGACGGCGAGCGTAGAAGCTATGTATACCCATGCCTCGCTGACCAAGGACCACGGCCTACAGACCGATGCCATCTGGCACGAGGCGCTGACCAAGATCGCCGAAGACAAGCGCAACTACCTCATCGCGCTCCTGCGCCGTGGCGTGAAGGTCACCGGCAAGGTGCCGATCAAACTTTCCACGATTCACGGCGCTAAGGGCGGCGAGGCGGACAACGTCCTCCTCATCGGCGACCTTTCGACCAAGTTCGCGCAGGAGTACGACAAGAACTCCGATGACATCAACCGGCTGCTCTACGTCGGCATTACCCGCGCCAAGCAGTCTTTGCATTTTGTTTTACCCAAGAATTCTTACAAGGGGTTTCGACTTTGAGCACCATGCCTATGTTTCAGCGGCCCTCGGAGTGGGTGCCGCCCGCCAACTTTCCCGATCTTTCCGCCGCAACGGAGATTGCGATCGACCTTGAAACATGTGACCCCCACATGGAGTCGATGGGGCCAGGATGGCCCCGGAAGGACGGATTCATCGTCGGGTACGCCGTCGCGGTAGACGGATGGAAGGGCTACTTCCCGATCGCCCACCAGGGCGGCGGCAACCTCGATGAGCGCATCGTTAATCGATGGATGAAGAAAGTCCTCGAGTTGCCGTGCGACAAGATCATGCACAACGCCGCGTACGATCTTGGCTGGCTGCGAGCTTCGGGCTTCATGGTCAACGGCACAGTCTACGACACCATGCTCGCGGCGCCTCTCATCGACGAGAACCGCTTCAGCTACGCCCTCAACAGCCTCGGCTTCGATTACCTCAAAGAGGTCAAGTCAGAGCAGGGGCTGAAGGACGCCGCCTCCGACTTCGGCGTGCACGCCAAGAAAGAGCTTTGGAAGCTTCCCGCGATGTATGTCGGCGAGTACGCTGAACAGGACGCGGCGCTCACGCTCAAGCTCTGGCACCACCTCAAGACGCTTATCAAGAAAGAAGAAGTCGAGTCGATCTTCACGCTCGAGACCGAGCTGCTGCCGGTGCTGATCAACCTCACGTTCCAAGGCATCCGCTTCAACCGCGACAAGTGCGAGCAACTCATCGCCGACTTCAAGCGCAAGGAAGCCGAGCACATTAAGCAGATCAAAGCCCTCTCCGGCGAGAAGGTCGACATCTGGGCCGCGGCGAGCATCGCCAAGGCCTTCGACAAACTCGGGATTCTTTACCCCAAGACGACGACTGGCTTGCCAAGCTTCACCAAGACGTTCCTCGATGGCCATCCGCACGAGATCGCCAAGCTCATCATCGAAGCACGTGAGTTCAACAAGACCCACGGCACATTCCTCGAGCCTTACATGAACCACAGCGCCGCCGATGGGCGCATCCACCCGCACATCAACCAGATGCGATCCGAAGACGGTGGTACCGTTACCGGGCGTCTCTCGATGAACAACCCTAACCTACAACAGGTACCCGCGCGTCATGAAATTATCGGCCCGATGGTTCGCTCGCTTTTCTTCCCCGAAGAAGGACAACTTTGGGCAGCAAACGACTTCAGCTCACAGGAGCCTCGGCTTCTCGTCCACTACGCTACCCTCCTCGATCTACCAGGAGCGGAGCGCATGGCGGAAGCATATCGCAGCAGCCCAGACACCGACTTCCACCAAATGGTGGCAGATATGGCGGGGATCCAGCGCAAAGCCGCAAAGACCATCGGACTCGGATTGATGTACGGGATGGGCAAGCAGAAGCTTGCCAACTCGCTCGATCTGCCGCTCGATGAAGCCGCGGAGCTCATCCAAAGCTTCCACATGAACGTCCCGTTCCTCAAGGGCACGGTCAACGCCGTGATGAAGCGCATCGAACACCCCGCCTCGGGCGGCTCGATCCGTACGCTGCTGGGCCGCAAATGCCGCTTCCCGCTCTGGGAACCCGTGGAGTACGGCATCAACAAGGCGCTGCCGCGCGAACAAGCCGTCATTGAATACGGACCACGGATCAAGCGTGCGATGACGTACAAAGGTCTTAATCGCCTCATTCAAGGCTCGGCCGCGGATCAGACCAAGGCCGCGATGGTCGCGCTCAACAAGGCCGGCTTCCGCCTTCTCTTGCAAGTGCACGATGAAATCGCCGTGAGCGTCGAGAACAAAGAACAGGCGCAGGAAGCCGCACGGATCATGGCCGAAGCCGTCTCCCTCGAAGTCCCCTCCCGTGTTGACGTCGAGGTTGGTCCTTCATGGGGAGAGGCGGCGAAGTAATTGCGTTTTGGGTATCTAGCGCGTAAAGTCAAGACGGAAGAAAGGAGAACCCATGGCTAAAGCAAAGACATCTGCAGAGAAGAAGCCGCTGCCCAAGGGGCTTAAGTGGAAGAACTTAAATTACGACGATTTTAATTTTACGTTTCCGAGGATTGGCGTGAGGCGGTTAACGGAACGCGTTAAGGCCGGTGACAAGTCCGCCGAACCCAAGCTTGCGGAACTAAAAGAGTACGTTTGGCGCAATCGACGGAAGCGCAAGTACCGCTATCCAGGTCGCTACTCACCCGAGAAGCGTCGGGGATCGAAGTTCAAGACGATCATCATCCCTCTTGAGACCTACCACAAGATCAAAGAGATCCAGAAGTTCTACAAGGCGGGGATGGGATCGATCATCGCCCCGTTGATCGACGAGCTCTTTGACAAGACGTACAAGGAAGCGGAGCTCCTCGCCCGCATCGAGGCCAACAGGAAGAAAGAAAGTGAAACATCGGACACAACTAAGCCTAGACGTCGAACTCACTTTTGAGGTACTTGCGCCCATGGACGTCAACGGCGTTACGCTGCCCCCGATGGTCGATATCCAAGCCGCTTATGTATCGCTCGAGAAGCCAGACGGCAAAGTCTCTCGCGTAAACATACTCAAGGTACTGAGTGAATCTCAGCGAATCTTGCTCGAGGATCAGATCATCGATGAATTTACTGTAGAAGACGACGGAGACTTCGAATGAGCCAGGTATTCCCCGATCGGGTAGTGAACGACGAAGGCGATGCTCGGATCCGAGGGGGTCTCACGCTACGCGACTACTTCGCGGCACAGGCGCTCTTAGGGCTGTTGGCCTCTTCTCGCGGGATGTACTCCGCGAAAGTGCTTGCCGATGAAGCCTACGAGATGGCCGATACAATGCTCGAGGCCCGCGGGTCATGACCGTTCCCAAGATCCGCCGCTGCGCCGAATGCAAACAAGTCTTTGCCACGCCCGAAAGTTTTCGCAGCCACAAGCGCGTTGACGGGGCTTGCCGCTCAGTCGAGGCGCTTCATGCGGTAGGCTTTCGACAGATGCCGCAAGGGTGGAAAATAGCGCCGCCCGACCGGAAGTCCAAAAGATGAAGAAGCGAAAAGTTACCGATCGACTATCGGGGGTTAACATGAGCCGCAAAGCCGTACTCGAACGCACACTCGGCAAGAAAGCCGCCAAGCGCTTCCTCGACAAACAACCCAAACCAGAGTCCATCACCCTGGAACTCCCCACCGACCTTCTCGATCAGATCGTCGTCGCGGAACTCGTCAGGATGCACGAATCGCTGACCACGGACCTCGCCGCCCGCAAGAAGGGCAAGGGCACGGCGATCTTCGAGCTCGACAAGGAACTCGACATCAAGACCCTGGAAGGCCATTTGTTCTGCTTTGAAACAGTCTTAAAGTATTACGGCGCGTCGTTGAAATAGCACGGATCTTCCGTACACTGGCGGCCTATGAAGGTCGTCTGTGAAAAGGTCGATCCTTCGAACCCGGAAGTCGAAGAGACACTCATCGAGCTGCAACGGGCTTGTCTGCCGCACGATGCTTTGTACTTCCCGGAAGAGGGGGTCTGGTGGATCGCTTACCACCGCCGCACGGCTGCTCTGGGCCAAGCGGCAGGGGTATAACTGGGCGGTTTCAGACACCACGGATAACGTCCCAAGCGCCAATAACCTCATCACCTGTGGCTTTCGGCTCTACGAGCCCGCCATCCCCTACTCCTTTGCACGAGCCCTCTACTGGAAACGACGGCTCTAGTGCCGTTCAAGGACGCCAAGGTCCGAGCGGCACGCCAGCGCGAGTACTCGCGTCGCTGGTATTTGAAGAACGCCCAGCAAGTCATCAAACAAAGCGGCACCCGCCGCGCCTCGGTCAAGAAGGCGTGGCTCGACTACCGATCCAAACAGTCCTGTTCGCACTGCGGTTTCTCCCATCCCGCGGTGATCGACTTCCACCACGTGATCCGCCATAACAAGCGTTCCGTGAACGATCTCATCCTCAAGCAAAACAACCTCAAGGAGGCCATTAAGGAGGCGGAGGAGAAGTGCATCCCCCTCTGCGCGAATTGCCACCGGATCTTGCACTTCGAGGAAAGGCGGGTTATAAGGGTGAGGAGAAAGAAGAAAGCATGAAGGAGATCATCATGTCTGGATTAGGTTTAGTCTTGTTTTTTAGCCTAGTCATGGGTATAACTTGGTTTCTGCGCAATAGGCGCAGGCCCATCGACCCGCATGTTCCAAGACCCAATTGGAGATGCTCGAGGGGCGGAAGAGAATACTTTTAATCGTTAGAAAGCCTAGAAAGGAGATTGAAATGGAAAGTGATACAAAGTTTTTTGTTGCTGTCTGCGGCGTGCTTGGCTCTATTCTTCTCAGTGTTTTTGCGTACTGCGTGTACGACTTGCATCTGAGAACAGAGTACATCAACAGCGCCTCCGACCCGATCGCCGCAGCCTGTGCCTACGACTCACAAGAGGCGGCTTTCCCGCCTTCTTGCGTCGCTCACCTCTATCAACAGAAGGAGACCCTCAATGCCCTCCAGTAAAAAACTCAAGAAGTCGGGCGCCGCTCAACGCGCCATCAACTGGTTCCACGACAGCCCTGGCGCCAAGGTCAGCGGCGTCGCCAAGCGTTTCGGGATCTCCATCCCCTACGCCTACAAGCTTCGCGAGAAGGCCGCAGGGAACGCTGAAGTCGCCGCGCCCACGTGGCGTGAGCAGATGGATAAGCCACTTCTCACGAACGACGAAGTGGATACGCTGTTCGGGGATCGAGACTCACGGACCACGGGCCTCGATGGCATCCTCGACACCCGCGCGAGTGACTACGGCACGTTCGCGGACAACGCCCGGCTTGCCCAGGCATTGAAGCGCGCCATGGCCGAGCATGCCGAAGATCACGGCCGCACGTTCACCGACGACCAATGGGAAGCCCTCGAGATGATCGCGACCAAGATGTCCCGCATCGTCAACGGCAACCCCAACAAGGCCGATTCGTGGGACGACATCGCCGGCTACGCCAAGCTTGTATCCGATAGGATACGGGGGAGGGTCCGGTAATGGCCATCCTAACCAGAGCCCAGCACGGAAGCCAAGTGAATTACTGTCCAGTATGTGGCGCGAAAGCACCGAAACAGATAGAGGAGGACAAGCCATGACCCGCGACCACATAAACATGCTTCTGAACGTAGCCATTACCGCAAGCAACACGCAGGTATGGACTATTACTCAGGAACAGTTAGAAAAGTTTGCAGAACTCGTTACCGCAGCCGAGCGCGAGGCGTGTGCGAAGGTGTGCGATTCGGAAGTTGAAAAACTGACGCAATGGCATCCACGCGAGGCGAGGGCTGTAGGAGTTTGCGCCGACACCATCCGTGCGAGGGGAGAAAGCAAATGACATCTGTGCATCAGAAGAAAGAACTAGGCCGTTGGCTACTGCCGGGGGCAGAGGGTGTCCAGCAGTTTGGAGTAACCCGTAAACCCCACGCATTCCACCGCGCCATGATGCGGATATGTTTTGGCTGGCAGTGGATGGACAAGGAACTGACTTGTGACTACTGCAACCTTTACCCAAGGCTACGCAAGAAAACACACTGCGCAGAGTGCGCCCGTTCACTGGAAGGCGGCGAGTTATATAACGTGATCAAACTTGCCGAGAAAGCCGGGATCGTATTCGGAATGAGCAGCACGGAAATCACAGTGCAAAAATTGGAAAAGTTTTTCGCTCTAGCACAGGGGATCAAGAAGACATGAACCGCAAAGACACACTCCTCGCGCTTCACGAGGCCAACATGGCGCTCCAAGGGCTCACGCTCGAGCTCACAGGGGGCTATAACCACGAGCCACGGACCAAGGCCCTGCGTCCTCTGGTCGAGGACGCCCTCGCCGCTGAGAGCATGGTACGCGCCATCTTGAACCAAGAAGGCTACTACGAGAGGGAGACCGCAACATGCTAGTCCCTGCGATCAACTCGACCGACGACCCGCCCATCCCGATCCACGACCTCCAGCTCCGGGAGTATGTCTTCGCCCTGCGCCGACGCATCGAAGTCCAAAACGTCCTCCTCGAGTCCCTCGCAGAGGAAGTCAAAGGGCTCAAACAGGAACGCGACGGGCTCACCACGCATATCGAGCGGCTCTTGCTCGATTTGCATTGGTACGAGTCCGGGCGCAACATGAGGGAATGAACGACATGGACGACCTAAGCCTCGAGGAACCGGACCGCGCCCCACTCGTGCAGATGATCACCCTCACGATCAACGGCACACGCTACGGGCTCGTCGGGCCCGTGGTCGTCGTTCCTGGACTCGTCCCCGGCCCCCTCGAGGTCGATATCTCCGAAATCGAATTCGGCGAGATCATGACCGTCCGCACCGCGGCCCGTATGCTTGAAGGAGACTTCAAGAAGGCCATGGGCGCGGGGGTCCAGTAAGTTTGTCGCGGCGCTTTTCCAGCACTCCAACCCCTTTGCCGCGGACCCCGGGTCGATGAGGCCCGGGGGTTTTTACAAAGCAAAAGGCCCCGGGGATCACTCCCCGGGGCCCTCGGATCACGCCGTGGTGACCGCGTACCAACGAACCCCCTCCTGGTCCGTATGGTCGAAGCTGTTGTCCCGACCACAGGGCGCCCCGTGGTACCAGCCCCCGTTGTACGTATCGCCCGCCTTTTCAACGAGCTTGGCGAACTTGTCTGCGTCCTTCTCGACCGTGAAATACATCAGGCCGAAACAGATCCGAGACTCCGGTTTGTACCGGCCGACTGGAGCACCCTTCTTCCAGTAGATCCGAAGAATGAACTCCCCAGGCACCGTACACTCACGCGGGGCAGCTTTGGTCTTTGCCATAACTTTCTCCTTTCTGGTTGTTAAAGAACGCCGGCACCGTGAAGGGCCGACAACATATTATCTCATAGACTAGTCAACGAGTCAACTAAATTAACTTGTTAAGAATCAAGGGGTTAAGTTGTTGGGTCTTGGGTAGGGGTGTTGTTTTGATGCAACATGGATCACGGACCACGGGACAGCAAATGACCGGCTGATGGCCAAAAAGCGCCAAAAACGCACAGTAGTAGGACTCCAGAGGGGTCTACTATGTTTTTGTTTTTATTTTTTCAAAAAATGGCGTAATAGACGTAATGGTGTAAGAAGTGTTGTAGATCAGTGAGTTATAGCTACACGGTACATTACAGGGGGTCAATAGGTGTAATTTCTCTGGGGTGCGCGCGCGGGATGATTTTTTGAAAAAGAAAAATGTGTTGACCCTAAAAAAGTCTAACTAAAGTGGCTTCAAAGGCTGGACGGCAAGGAATTGTCAGCAGTAGACTTGCTGGTATGTTAAGAGTTGATTCGGGCATCCCTATCCCCGCCGAAGCCCAGCGGGAGAAGTACCCCTTCCCTGTGATGGCCGTGGGGGACAGTTTCCTGTTGGCCGATGCTGAGTCGGCGAAGAACGCTCGCAGCGCCGCGTGGATGTACTCCAAGCGCCACGGGACGAAGTTCTCGTGTCGGAAGGTTGAGGACGGTTGGCGGGTCTGGAGAGTCGCATGAAGATGCG